AAATGCTCTGTACTGCACACAGAGAGTTAGATGGGGATGAGTATGCAGATAGTGTAGGACTTTACAAACGAGCATACTGGAATCATCCGTGTACGATATGGGCTAGGGAGTGTAATGAAAATTACTCATGGTTATATGCTCATTTTCTAGCACTAGGAATGGAATACACTTACCGATATGGTAAGGAACATGCAAGTATTACTAAGTTGGCTAAACCTCTAATGCAATTTCCTAAAAATATAAAGAGTGGTCAGATGACAACAGTTGCACAAGCTATGCCAGATGAATACAAGAACGATAACCCTATCAAAGCGTACAGAGATTACTGTATTAATGAGAAGCATTACGCTAAATGGGAGAAAGGTAGAGCCAGACCAGACTGGTGGACTAAGGAGGTAGCATGATTATAGATATAAGAGAAAAGAACGTAGCTTATATTACGACAACAACAGGGAAGACAATATATATAGATGACTCAACAGATGAGTTAATAATAGATAGTTGGGATATGGATGGACAACCTATTGAACCTATGATAATGTTCACCCCAGATTTTAAGATAGATGATAAACCAACACTAACATTAGTGAAAGATAAAAAGGAGGAAGATGATGAGTGATACATTAAGAGTAGGAGATGCTGTTTCTTGGAGTGGTGGCTTCGGTATGGAAGCACACAGAGAAGCAACAGTCGTAGGTATACAAGTAAATTATTCTAACGGAAGTAAGGATGGTGTAGCTGTAGATGAAATAGACTGGTGGCATATACAAGAACGAAACCAAATCATTGATTTAGATAATGGTCATTGGGCTTGGGCATTTCAAATAAAACCAATAGAAGAGTATGTTTAAACAGACTCAATTAATTAACAAAGTGTTTGACTTACCTTATAAAAAATGTTATAATCTTTTAAATTTTTTAAGGTATCAAACAAATAATTATAATAATTAATAAATTAAATAATTAAAATATTTTAAAAAGGATATAAATATGAGTGATGATACAAAAAGAATTATAAATATTGATGATGTTGTAGATGATTACTACAATAATGCACCGATAGTAGATACAAATGAGTATAGTGAGGATATGTTAGGAGAGGAGGACTATGATGACAGAGCATGATGATAGGGTTAGTCAACAAAAGTTGCTACTTGAAGCAGAAGAGTGGGCAAAAGTTCCTAAAGCTATACATATTCACAGCTTAAAATCTATGTGGTATGATGATAGACCTTGGGATACTGAGGTTGGAAAGGTGATGGACATAGAATATAATAACGGATTAGTTGTTAGAAAAAAATATGGTAATACAATACATATTTTTGGAGAAGAAAAAACAGGACAAGAGTTAGTAGATTTATATTGTAGAGGTGGAGCATGACACCACAATTTAATGGTAGAGATTTTATATATTTATTTTTTATGTTAGCGTGTTTCATTACTGCATTTAGTATTTGTGATACAGCGTTTAAACATGATTGTTATATTATAGATACGAGGTATATAGCATGACACAAAATTTTAGTAAACAAGAATTAGAAAATTCTAAAAGAATCTTTAAATCAGCAACACCTAAATATGATTTATCTTGGTATGTTAAATGGTCAGCATCAGCCATCATGTTATTAGCAATGTCGTTTAGAGGTGCACAAGTTTTACCACAGTTTGATTTAATGCTATCCTTTGTAGGATGTTTAGGTTGGTTGTGGGTAGGGGTTCTGTGGAAAGACAGAGCATTAATTATTTTAAATGCTGTAGCAGTAGTGATATTGTTTAGTGGTATTTTAAAACTATTCTTAGGAGGGTAGTATGAGAGAAGAAATTTTACAAGCTTTGAAGAATACATTTGAAGGTCATATAGGTTGGCACATTATGAATGTAAATATTATGTTAGATAAATCAGTAGGAGTGGCAGAGCATCCGGATACTTTACAAACGTTAGAGGATGAGCTACAAAAGATTTCTGAATACAATGACAAGCTTGAAGTTCTTAACAAATATTTTTAAAATAATTGTGGACTTTGTAATTAAGATATGATATAATGCACATTATTATGAACAACAAAACAAAAACTTTAACAAGGGATGAGTATAGAAACTTTCAAAAGTTTATAGAAAATTTACCTAGCCCGAAAGGATACATGGTAGAACATATAAATGATTACTATAAAGTTTCTTTTCTTAAGGACATAGACTTTTGTTGGGAAGACTTTTTTAATTATAATGATGGAGATGTTCGTGGCGTGTCATAAGGATAGCCCTCATAAAATTCCTTTTATACTTATGACAAGCGATTCAGTCGTGCAAGTTTCTGGTCTTGTGCCCTTAAAACCAGCTCCTTTTGAACCGTTTAAACGTGGTGCTAGAGCCACCGTAAAATCCTTTCCCCTTATCAATCAGGTTTGTGAAAGGTTGTGGATGAAGCAGGATAAGAACTATACCAAGTACTGCCACCCGTTTAAACAACTTAAAATTAATTTCAAAAAACTATTGAACTCAAAGCCAAAGTATGATATAATGGCTACACTTAATACAACCTACGGAGGACAAAAATATGTATGAGTATTTAGATGGAAAGAGTATGTATGCTAACGTGACTACACCTAACAGGAGATTTGAACCACATAAGTATCAAATCGTTGTACTTACAGATGAGGATACTGCTAATAGGCTGGAGGGTCTAGGTTTAAAACAAGTGAGAACCAGAGATGGTCAACTTAAGTATGATGAACCTGCATTCTCTTTTAGTAAACAAGCCAATAGAAAAGATGGGACACCTAATACTGCACCTAAGTTAGTGGATAGTGAAGGTAATCCTATGGATATGTCTGTTGGAAATGGTTCGACAGTAAGGGTTAAGATTAAACCTTATACTGGAACGTATGGTACATTTGCCGAGCTTATGGCTGTGAAGGTACTAAACTTAGTTGAATATGCAGAGGAAGACTCTGACAACGAGGAATTTTAATATGATTATTAATATAAAAAATGATGATGGTGAACTCCAATATGATGTTAATAAAATAGCAGATGAGGATAAGAAGCGTGGAGCAACTGTGACTATATCTAAGGTAGGTAGTTTAGAAACTATCATAGAAGCATTACAGTTTGCAAGTTCTACACATAGAAGTAATCTTGAGAATCTTTTAAAAGAAACTCCTGAAGCTATGGTAGAAGTAGAAGAACCTGTTGAAGAAGTGGAGACTGTAGAAGCAGAAACAACAGATAACGTTTAAACATAGTGAGGGCTAACATGGAAAAAACTTGGGATAAGTTACATCAACCTTGTCCACTTTGTGACAGTAGTGATGCTGTTGGAATCAACGAAGATGGTTCAGCAAAGTGCTTTAGTTGTGGTGAGTTTATGCCTGACTATAATAAAGCATGTGAGGGAAAAGATATGGAATTTAAAACAGAAACTAAACAACCTGACGTAGTAGATGAGGGAGTGTTTTCATCTTTAACAGATAGAAAAATCTCTCAGCCTACTGCAACTAAGTATGGAGTAAAGGTAGTACATGACCATCAAGGTAATGTCATTAAACATTTTTATCCATACTACAACGGACATGAACTTGCAGGTACTAAGTGTAGGAATGTAAAGAGCAAAGACTTTTTTGTTTCCGGTACTTATAATGAAACAGGTTTGTTCGGACAACAACTCTTCAAGAGTGGTAAGTATGTTACTATAACGGAAGGGGAGTGTGATGCGATGGCAGCTTACGAATTGCTAGGAAGTAAGTGGGCTGTGGTATCCATCAAACGTGGTGCTCAAGGAGCTGTACGTGATGTAAAAGAAAGCCTAGAGTTCTTTGATGAATTTGAAAATGTAATCATTGCATTTGATAATGACAAAGCAGGAAAGGAAGCAGCAATAAAAGTAGCGAGGCTGTTTAAACCTAGTAAGGCTAAGATAGTTACACTCCCCAATGGGTACAAAGACCCTAACGATATGCTTAGAAACAACAAGCATAAAGAGTTTGTTGAATCGTGGTGGGCAGCTAAAGTCTACACACCATCCGGTGTCATCAATGTCTCAGAGCAACGAGAAAAATTTCACAATAGAGAAAAGAAACAAAGCGTTCCTTATCCTTACAAAGGATTGAATAAGAAACTCTATGGACTCAGACAAGGAGAACTTGTAACTCTTACAGGTGGAACAGGTCTTGGTAAGTCTAGTGTGACTAGAGAGCTAGAGCATTGGCTTATCAAAGAGACTGAAGACAACGTAGGTATCATAGCACTTGAAGAAGATTGGAGAAGAACCATTGATGGTATCTTATCTATTGAAGCTAATGCTAGACTATACATTGACCAAGAACGTGAGAAGTTTTCAGTAGAAGAACTTGACAAAATGTTTGACATACTGTATGATGGCGATAACAAGAATAGAGTATGGGTACATTCTCATTTTGGTACTAATGATATTGATGACATCTTTACTAAACTTAGGTTTATGATTATAGGATGTGATTGTAAGTGGATAGTCGTAGACCATCTACATATGTTAGTTAGTGCTGTGCACGAAGGCGATGAACGAAGAGCTATTGATTCTATTATGACTAGGCTTAGAAGTTTAGTAGAAGAAACGGGTGCAGGTATTATTTTAGTTTCCCACTTACGTAGAGTAGATGGTAACAAGGGACATGAGAATGGTATAGAAGTTTCTCTATCACACTTACGAGGTTCAAATAGTATTGGACAACTTAGTGATTGTGTGATAGCATTAGAAAGAAACCAACAATCGGATGACATGGATGAAGCTAGAACAACGAGGATGCGTGTATTAAAATCAAGATATACAGGAGATGTAGGTATGGCTTGTAGAGTAATATATGATAACGAAACTGGGAGGCTTACTGAACTAAGTGATGAAGACATAGAGTTTGATGACAGTTCAGATGAAGCATTTTAATTATGGATTTAGTATTTGATATAGAAACAGATGACTTACAAGCAACTAAAGTATGGTGTATTGTAGCTCAAAACCCTGAGACTGGAGAGTTATTTAAGTTTACTCCAGATGAATTACAACAGGGATATGAGTTTCTAGCTACTGCTGATAAACTTATAGGTCATAACATCATAGGCTTTGATATACCAATGGTACATAAGTTTAGTGATGTAGATTTATCAGCCATCCCTGTTATTGATACTTTAGTTCTTTCACGTTTGTTTAATCCTACACGAGAAGGTGGACACAGCCTAGAGAACTGGGGATACAAGTTAGGTTATAATAAAATAGACTTCAATGATTATCTTAATTACTCACAGGAAATGTTAGACTATTGTGTAAGAGATGTAGAATTAAATACACAAGTATTAAAAGAATTAAGAAAAGAGAGTAAAGGATTTTCTCAAGACTCAATTAAGATTGAGCAGGGTGTTGCTAAGATTATTAGACAACAAGAAACTAATGGATTCAGATTTGATATGCAACATGCTGAACTATTATTAGCTGAGTTAAGAGAGAAGAAACAATCAATAGAAGAAGAAGTACAGAAGACGTTTAAACCTAAGTGGGTAGATGATAAGTTAGTCACACCTTACATTAGAAAAGATGGTCAGTTATCTAAACGTGGATTAACTGATGAAGAATATACAAACTGTTTAAACACTTCCAACTTTAATCCATTCATGCGTAAGACTTTACAAGAGTTTAATCTTGGTAGTCGTAAACAGATAGGCGAATACTTAATTGACTTTGGTTGGAAGCCAGATAGATTTACACCAACAGGTCAGCCTATCGTAGATGAAAAAACTTTATCCAAGATAACTCATATCCATGAAGCTAAATTAATTGCAGACTTTCTTTTATTACAAAAGAGAATTGCACAAATTGATTCATGGTTTGAAGCAGTTAAAGATGATGGTAGGGTACATGGCTTTGTAATACCTAACGGTACTATAACAGGTCGCATGACTCATCGTAATCCTAACATGGCACAAGTTCCTAGTATCTCTAGTCCTTTTGGTAAAGAGTGTAGAGCTTGTTGGACTGTGGATGAAGGTAATGTTCTACTAGGAGTTGATGCTAGTGGATTAGAAATAAGAATGTTGGCACACTATATGGCTGACGAGGAGTTCATAAATGAAATCATTAACGGAGACATACACACCTCTAATCAAAAACTTGCACAGCTTGAATCTAGAGATAAGGCAAAGACATTCATCTATGCCCTCATGTACGGAGCAGGAGATGAAAAACTTGGAAGCGTGGTTGGTGGAAGTAAAACAGATGGTCGAAGAGCTAGACAACATTTCTTCGATAATAAGCCTTCATTTAAATCTCTTAGAGACAGAGTACAAAGAGCATCTACAAAAACTTATCTCAAAGGTATAGATGGTCGTAAGCTTTATGTTCGTAATCAACATTCAGCTTTGAATACTTTGTTACAAGGAGCAGGTTCTATAGTAATGAAGAAGGCATTGGTTGAGTTAGATTCTATATTACGTTTAAACGCAATCAGTTATAAGTTTGTTGCCAACATACATGATGAGTGGCAGATAGAAGTAAAAGAAAGTCAAGCAGATTTTGCAGGTTCTTTAGCTGTTGAAAGTATAATCAAGGCTGGAGAAAATTTTAATCTTCGTTGTCCGTTGGATGGCGAATACAAGATAGGAGGGAACTGGAGTGAAACACACTAAAGAAAATTGTAATACATGTGGTGTAGAACTAACAGATGCTAATTGGAATAGTTCTTGGAAAAAAACTAATAGAACACAATGTCAAGATTGTAATAATCCTAATCGAACAAAACATAATCCAGATAGGATGTATGTTAATGGTAAGTATGTACCAAAAAAACATCCCTTATATAAAGCAGGAAGATTTAAAACTTTTGAAGGTGCAGCTTTCTCTGCTTTAAAAGGATATGAAACAACAGATGAAGGTTATGTATATATTATAACTAATCCTTGTTGGACTAATTGGATTAAGGTAGGAATGGCTATAGATGCCGAAGATAGATGTAAACAATATCAAACAAGTAGTCCCTTTAGAGATTACAAATTATGTTATAGTAAACATTTCAATGATAGAAAAAAAGCAGAAGCTAAAGCACATTCAGTATTGAAAAAATATGCAGAAGAAAGAAAGGGTGAGTGGTTTAAAGTAGACACAAAAATAGCTGAAGATATTATAAATAACATGGAGATAATTTAAAATGAATAAATCAACAAAAACACTTGACACTTCTACACAAGAAGTATATAATACATTATCGGCTACTAAATTTAAGTCGGAGTCTGGTCATTGGTATACCAGAGATGGTGAACCTATGTATACAATCATAGGTGCTAATGGTAAAGAAAGAAATACTACACTTCGAGATGCAAAGAAAGAAGGCTTTGTTCCTTCGGTCACTACAATTCTAGGGATGATAGCTAAACCATCATTAGAAAACTGGAAAATAAATCAAGCTCTTAACTCTGCACTTACGTTAGAAAAGAAAGACAACGAATCATTAGAAGAGTTTGCTTACAGATGTAAACAAGATTCTAAAGAGATAGGTCGTAAGGCTGCTGAACGAGGCACAGAGATTCATGCTAATATTGAGAAAGGATTCTTAGGATTAGGTACGTCTAGTACTTATGAGATAATCCAGTCGTGGTTAGATGAAAACTTTCCGGATGAAGAATGGATTGCAGAAGATTCTTTCTGTGCTAATCAAGGTTATGGTGGTAAGATAGACTTGTATTCTAAGTCTGGTATCTTTGTTGACTTTAAAACTAAAGACAATCTTAAAGGTAAAGACCCTGCTAAGTTAGTCTATGATGACCATGGTATGCAGTTATCTGCGTATGCCCAAGGCTGTAACATAGATAACCCACAAAGAGTTTCTATCTTTGTTGATAGAGAAGATACTGATTTAGTGGCATGTCATATCTGGGATACAGAGTCACATGAGAAACATAAACAAATGTTTAATAGTATCCTACAATTTTGGCAACTGGTAAAAAATTATGAATGGCAAGAAAGCTAAACTGATAAGAAGAAAAGCAGAGAACATGTTGATTGATTGGTTAAGAACCATGACACCTGATAGTGAAGACACATCTAAAATTAACAGGAAGAACTTACATGAGTTCTTACCAGAACAAACACATGTTTTTGGTATGGGTAGAATGTTACTAAGTGCTTATAGTCTACGATGGTTTACTAAGAAAATTAAACGTAATCCAAATGTAACATTAGAAGAGTTATTGAATGGCTAGAAAACCTAGAAAACCTAGACCTAAAAAAACAAACGTGCCTAAAGGTTATGATAGTTTATGGGAAGTTACTTTACATGAGACTGTCTTACAAAATTGGAAACATCATTTCGATACTATTGATTATATAGTACGACATAAATATGAACCTGATTTTGTAAAAGAAATAAAAGGTAAAACAATATTACTAGAAGCTAAAGGTAGATTCTGGGACTATGCAGAGTATAGTAAGTACATACATATACGAACAGCATTACCTAAGAATTATGAATTAGTATTTTTATTTCAGAAACCATTCTCTCCTATGCCACAAGCAAAGAAAAGAAAAGATGGTACAAAAAGAACCCATGCTGAATGGGCAGAGACAAACAACTTCACATGGTATAGTGAAGAAACATTACCGGAGGAATGGAAAAGTGAAACGTAAAGTTAATTATAAATTTAAAGAAGATTTAATTATTGCTGAGATAAAAAAACATATTGATGCTACGTACACTCAACACTATGCTAACGGTAAGTACCAAGCAACTGATATGATATTAGATGCTGGACATGGTGAAGGTTTCTGTCTTGGAAACATTATGAAGTATGCTATGAGGTATGGTAAGAAAGATGGTAAGAACTCAAATGACTTGCTAAAGATTATTCACTATGCTATAATAGCTTTATATATAACAGGAAACGAAGATGATAGAAGATAAGATAGGTAAGAAACCTTACTTAGGAATTTGTATAGATTATAACAAAGAAAAAAAGTTTGATAAGTTTAGTCTAGATACTCTTAAGGACAGATACTTTTGGGATAAAGAGACCCATGCTCAAGAAGCTTTTGCAAGAGCTTCAGTATTTGGAGCAACGTACAAAGGAGAAACAGATTATGAATTGGCTCAAAGACTTTATAACTACAGTTCCGACTGTTGGTTTATGTTCAGTACTCCTATACTTAGTAACGGAGGAACAACTCGTGGGCTTCCTATCAGTTGTTTTCTTAATTACGTACCTGACAGCAGGGGTGGTCTCTCTGCTCATTACGATGAGAACATATGGTTGGCGAGTTCGGGTGGAGGCATCGGTGGATATTGGGGAGATGTTCGTAGTAATGGTATTTCTACTACTCATGGCTCTCGTTCTACTGGAAGCATTCCTTTCATGCATGTAGTTGATTCTCAAATGTTAGCCTTCAATCAAGGCACTACAAGGAGAGGAAGCTATGCAGCTTACATGGATATAAGTCATCCAGAGATTGAAGAGTTTGTAAACATGAGAAAAGAATCAGGTGGTGATATTAATAGGAAGTGTTTAAACCTTCACAATGGAATTAATATAACCAACGCATTCTTAGAAGCTGTTGAGAATGATGAAGACTGGAGATTGATTGACCCTAAAACTAATGAAGCTGTAAAGACAATCAACGCTAGAGATTTATGGTGGCAAATACTTTTTGCTAGAGCCGAGACAGGTGAGCCTTACATGATTAATATAGATACATGTAATGATGCTTTACCTAAAGAACAAAAAGATTTAGGATTAAGTATTAGACAAAGTAATCTATGTTCAGAAATAACTCTACCTACAAATGAAGAACGCACAGCAGTATGTTGTTTGTCTTCAGTAAACTTGGAACACTTTGATAAGTGGTCAAAGGATGAATCTTTTATTAATGATTTAATTACAATGCTTGATAATGTTTTACAACACTATATAGATAATGCTGTAGACACATCACAACTAGGAGAATATAGTGCAAACTTCAAACGTTTTTCAAAATATATTAGAGAAGGTAAGGAAGGCTATACCAAGTCAGCTTATTCAGCGTATAGGGAAAGGTCTCTTGGTCTTGGGGCGATGGGCTTCCATGCTTATCTTCAATCTAAAGGAATACCTTTTGAAGGTATATTCGCAACTGGCTTTAATCATAAAGCCTTTAGTTACATCAAAGGTGAAGCGACAAAAGCTTCTCAATACTTGGCAGAAGAAAGGGGTGAAGCTCCTGATATACATGGTTCGGGGCTTAGAAATGCTAATCTATTGGCTGTTGCTCCTAACGCTTCTTCCGGTATTATTTGTAGTGGGACTTCCCCTAGTATTGAGCCTTATAGGGCTAACGTCTATACGCACAAAACTTTGTCAGGTACTTACCAAGTTAAGAACAAATACTTAGAAAAACTTTTAAAGTCTAAAGGATTGAAAGCCACAGAACTTGAACAAGTTTGGAAAGATATTGCTGGTAGTGAAGGTTCAGTACAACATCTAGATATATTAGATGAGAAAGAGAAGGAACTATTTAAGACAGCAAATGAAATAAATCAAATATGGATTGTCGAACATGCACATATGAGACAAGAATTTATTTGTCAAAGTCAAAGTGTAAATTTATTTTTTACACTACCTAAGACTACGGATGACCAAGAGGTACATGATGAATACATGCAGTATGTAAATGATGTCCATTGGTATGGTATGCATAAACTTAAATCGCTATATTACTTTAGGTCTAATGCAGCTAGAAACGTAGAGAATGTTAATCTAAAAATCCCTCGTATTAAATTAGATGAAGAGGGATGTATTGCCTGTGAAGGCTAGGAAAAAGTTATGAGCTTATTATCAACAAGAGATTATTATAAACCGTTTGAGTATCCATGGATGTATGATTACTACAAACTACAAAACCAAATGCATTGGATGCCTGAGTCTGTACCTTTACATACAGATGTAAAAGATTGGCAAGACATTTCAGAAACAGAAAAGAATTTACTAACACAAATATTTAGATTGTTCACTCAGTCAGATGTAGATGTAGCTTCAGGATATATAGATAAGTATATGCCTATCTTTAAAAAACCAGAAGCAAGAATGATGATGAGTTCTTTTGCTAACATGGAATCAATACATCAAGATGCCTATAGTTTATTACTTGATACAGTTGGAATGCCTGAGTTAGAATATAAAGCATTCTCTGAGTATGAAGAAATGGCAGACAAGCATGATTATGTGGGAACGTTTAAACCACGTAAGAATGATAAGAGAACGATTGCAAAAACTTTAGCAGTTTATTCTGCATTTACAGAAGGACTACAATTATTTAGTAGCTTTGCAATCTTGTTAAACTTTCCTAGATTTGGAAAGATGAAAGGTATGGGACAGATTGTAACTTATTCTATCCGTGATGAGTCAATGCACGTTGAAGCAATGACTAAATTATTTAGAGAGTTTATTCAAGAGAACATAGATATATGGACAGATGATTTCAAAGGCGAACTATATCAAATATGTAGAGAGATGGTTGCACTTGAAGATAAGTTTCTTGATTTAGTATTTGAGATGGGAGACTTACAAGGATTAACTAAGAAAGATATGTATGCTTATAATAGATACATAGCAGATAGAAGATTATTACAGCTTGGTCTTAAAACTAATTACGACCAGAAAGAGAATCCACTTGGATGGATAGATGAAGTCATGGGTGTTGAACATCAGAACTTCTTTGAAGGTAGAGCTACAACTTATATGAAAGCTGGACTCAGAGGAAAACAAGACCTAATGAACTTCGCAAACTTAAGGACAGTCAATGAATAATAAAACAGAAGCTAATCTTATTAGTTTCAAAGTTCTACTTACTAAAGATAACAAGATAGTAACTGAATTATCTCAGCTACCATTAGATAAAGTTGATGGGTGTTTTCCAGAACACGATAGAGTTTTAATAAAAACTTTACTCAGACGAGCAAAAGAGAAGCTTGACCCCATACATAGGTTTTTAGAACGTGAAACTGGGGTTTTATAAAAAAACGACCTCACACAATAGCCGTAGTTAAACGAACAGGATGTAAGTAATACCATTGGTCCAAAAACATCTAACGTTTAACCACGAGCTTCTCTGTAGCTCTCAGAGCATTTAGCTATTTTAAGCTATTGTATAAATGTTTATTGGCTTTTCTTTACCTTTTACATGGATAGAGTCTAACTTTTGGTACATCGTACCATGATAATGCTTAATAGTTTCTTCACCTATAACTAAATCTTTACCAACAGTCTTACAACTAGACTCTAAACGAGCTGCTAAATTTACAGCATCACCTATAGCTGTGTAATCAAACCTAGTATTGCTTCCCATATTACCTATCACAGCATCACCTGTATTCACACCGATACCTATATCAATATCTAAATCTGATTCTTTCATTTTAGTTTTTATTTCTAACGCTGCTAAGATTGCTTGATGTTCATGTTTCTTTAAATCCATAGGTGCATTAAATATAGCCATCATTGCATCACCTATATATTTATCAACCATCCCACCATACTTTTTAACTGCATCAGCTTGGATAGTTAAAGCTTTGTTCATAATCTCTGTGACTTCTTCCGGTTCTAACTTCTCTGATAAACTTGTAAAGCCTCTGACATCTGTAAATAAAAAGGTACATCTTCTTCTTTCACCACCTAACTTTAAAAGCTCTGGATTATTTTGTAATCTTTTAACTTGTGCTGGGTCAAGGTAATGTTCAAATTGTTTTTTAATTTGTTGACGTAGTTTAAACTGTGTCCTAAAATTAAGATAGAATTGTTGAGTTGCAATAAGTGTCATACTTATCATACTCCATGTAACGTCTATCAAGTATCCAATAGAAATAAAGTAGTATCCTAAATATGCGATTGCAGACATTAAGATACCAAATGATATAACACCATAGGTCACACCAAGATAGGACAGGAGGAACGCTGTGAGTAAGCCTGAGATACATAATATAAATAGCTCAGTCAACAATCTAGTATCAGGAATATTAGGAGTATCCAGTAACATACTTTCAGATAGGGCTGCTTGAATCTTATGTGGTTCTAATAAACCTGTAGGTGTTGCAAGTTGTGGTGATATTCCTTTAGCTGTAAATCCTACGAACACAAACTTGTTAGCGACATTCATTTCTTGTATTGTAGTTTGTGGTGTATCAACCCAACTAATCCATTTACGACCAAGACTATCTGTAGGTATTGGATTTAATCCTCTTACTCTTATCATCTCAATACCATTTGGATTTGTTACAATCTGATATGTCTTACCTCCACCAAGTATCTTCAATACTTCTGTTCCAAAGGAAGCAACCCATCCTTCTGGTGTTTGTTGTAGTAAAGGTATTCTTCTTACAAGATTATCTACATCAACTGGAGCAGAGATAGCACCTTGACCTGCAGACTGTTTAAACGTTGTTATGTTCTCTATGAATCCTCCTGCTTTTGGTAAGTTTACATCTGGTCCTTTAATAACTGTACCATGTGTTGCAGGATATAAACCATTGTCTAACTCTGGCATACCTATAACAGATGGAGAACTTTGTAAAGCTATAGAGAATGCATCATCTCCTCCTAGTCTATCCGGATGTGGAAATAACATAACCCACCCTACACCTAAAGCTCCTGCTTCTATTAATTGATTATGTATATCAGCTAATCTTTGTCTGGGTAAGGGGTATCCTCCCTCATCATTCAGGTCTTGTTCGGTAATGTTTAGTATAGAAAAATATCCAGTAGGTTCTGGAGTTTGTACGAAAGTATCAAAGGTCTTAAGCCTAAGTATTTCTAAAGGTACAGAGTTGAAAAGTAAAGGTACAAGTAAGAGTCCAAGTAAAGGTAAAGACCACTTCATATTAATTTCCTTGAGTTATTGTTATAGTAGAGTCACCCCCACCATTCACCACAATCTGTGTGCTCTTGCCATTCTGTATTAGTATGACAGTATATGAACCACTCTTGTCTAAATCTAATCTAACAGTATCTTCTAAAGCTTTATAAAAAGTTATAAGATTGTCTGTGGAAAAAGTATTGATTTGAGTTTCTTGGTCAAACCCAAATGATGTACCTTTTAAATCTATGTCTGTTTTTAATAGTGTGTTTGTATTATCTAATTCGTTTATGTCTTCAATAATATTTAGTAGGTCTTCTAAAAAATTTACATCAAGATAATTTATATCTAACTCTGTAAACTCTAACTCATCACCTGCTAAATAGTCCTGCTCTAAATCGTCAAAATCGAGATAATCAATATCAAGAACATTACTTGAACTACTACCTCCGTCTTGTCTTCCTGCAACTTCATTCTCCTTTGGTTTACTTACAATCAACATGTTATCAATTAACTCAAGTGTCAAGTCAAGGATAACTGGTTTAGTGGGTGCAGCTTCAAACATTGAAACTGTTGTAGCTTGGTAAGGCTTGTTAAGTACAACCTCTCCCATAGCTGTAGCAACTACAATCTCCCCACTAGGTAGACCTTCGTTGTCAGGTAATAAGATAACTAAACTGCGACCTAGTTCATCTACAGTCACAGTAAAATCAGTCCCACGAATACCTATCGTAGCACTTGGAGTTTTTATAAATATGTTTTGTTTATCTATAGTTGCTAGTTTTCCTGTGATAAATCTTGCAGTACCACTAGCAAACTGTAGAGCCATCTTAGATTTAGATGGGTCAGGGTCATATATAAACTCATCAATTATGAGTTCAGAATGTTCAGTCAATCTAACTTGACTATCATCTAGAAACGTAATGCCCACTCTCCCATTAGAAGTTTGGACATTATCGTAACTATTTATGTTGAAAGATAATGAAGCTTCGTAAGTATCGTCTCTTACAACTCTTCCAAAACCTTTAAGTTCTGTAATGCTGCCTATATCAGCAACCGACTGCTGTTCCCCCATCGTTCTGGATGACACAAACAGTACCACTAGAACCAGTAGAAAGTATCTTAAGCCAATCATTATCCAATGTACTCTGTTGTTGTATGTTAAATGTTCTAGAACTTCCTGTCTGGTCTAAGTAAAAGTAACCACCTGCATAGCCTTGCCCATCAAAGCTAACCGTGTTTGAATCTCCATCAATATCCATATACGATGTACCACCATCATAATCAATATCAAAGTCAATCGTGTTACCTGAACCATTGATTATCCAATCAAGGTCTGTATTACTAGCCATAGCACTTGTCGCTAAGTCAAGCGTAAAAGTGTTAGTACTTCCAGTTACATCAACATTTAAGTTAGAACTATCTGCTCCGTATGTGTTTGTAGGGTCTACTTGAATTGTGAAACTATTACTGTCTCCATCAAACTCAAAGAAACCTGTCAAACTATCAGCAAGAATATCTCCTAAGAACTTATTAGTATCACCA